AAAAGCTGCGGCGCCGGCGGTTTCACCGAACTTTGTTGCATCCGTTGATGCAACGGATGAGGGGGAATGCCTCGATGATCCTGGGCCAGTGCTGGTCGACGGGGTGATGCTGCCTTTCCATCAAGCGCAGCAGGTCAAGGAAAACTATCTGGCGCGTCAGCGCAAACTCGACTTCGAGGTCTCCCGCGGGTCGCTGGTCGAGCGTGAGATAGCGGCCAAGCGGTTCTTCGATCTAGCAAGGGAATACCGGGATGGGTTGCTCGGCTGGCCGGCGCGGATCTCCACCATGATGGCGGCTGAAATAGGCGTCGACGAGCGCAAGCTGACCGAGAGCCTCAACAAGCATGTCCATCAGTACCTCGACGAACTCGGAGGTATCCCAGACTTCGCCCCTTAGCCAGACCGACGACCTTGATGCGTCGTGGGCCGCCGGGCTTCGACCGCCGCCGCGCATGTCTGTGGTCGAGTGGGCCGAGAAACACCGCAAGCTGTCCAAGGAGAGCTCTAACGGCGGCCGGTTCCTGGTTTCTCGGGTTGAAGTGTCCCGCGGCCCGATGCTGGCGGTGACCGAGCCAGGTGTTCAAACGATCACGCTACAAGCGTGTACGCAGCTCTTGAAAACCACGTTCATCGAGAACGTGGCCGGCTACTTCATCCACCTCGATCCTTGTCCGATCCTGGTGGTGCAGCCGAAGGACGACGCGGCCGAGACATTCTCGAAGGATCGGCTGGCGCCGATGATTCGGGACAATGAGGTCCTGCGGAAGCTGTTCGCTAGCCAGTCGCGGGACGCGGGGAATACGCTCACTCACAAGCAGTTTCCTGGTGGCCATATCACCATGGTCGGGGCGAACAGTCCGACCAACCTTGCGATGCGGCCGATTCGGCTTCTGCTCGCCGATGAGATCGACAAGTATCCGCTGAGTGCAGGCAACGAAGGTCCGCCGGTTGAACTGGCAGAAGAACGCCAGGCGGAGTTTACCGCGAACAAACTATCGGTCAGAGCGTGCTCGCCGACGATCGAAGGTAAAAGCGCGATCGCGACTTCCTACGAGGAAAGCGACAAGCGCAAGGCATTTGTCTGTTGTCCCCATTGCCAGCACTGGCAACCGCTTGAATGGGAGCGTGTTCGGTTCGATAAGGACGAGCGTGGAATCATTCGTCCGGAGACAGCGGCCTACGAATGTGAACAGTGTGGCCCGACGGATGGCGTTCTCTGGACTGAGGCCGATCGCCTGAGGGCGATTCAGGTCATCAAATGGCGCCAGACGAAGGACTTCTACTGCTGCGGCAAACATCAAAAGCCGGAGAAGTGGATTTGCGAGAGTGCTGCGCCCGGTATCGAGTATGCGGTCTGCATTGAATGCGGAAAGCGCGCAGTCGATCATAGTCACGCTGGCTTTATTGCATCGAAACTGTACGCACCGAAACAGTCTCTTCGCGAATCGGTCCGGAAGTTCAAGCGCGCGCTGGAGCGCGGGCATGAGTCGCTTAAGACGTTCTTCAACACTCAGATTGCCAGAACATGGAAAGAGTCTGGCGAAGCTCCGGAGTGGGATCGTGTGTTCAAGGACAGAGATGGCTATCTGTCAGGGACGGTGGCTCGCGGCGTCCTGATCCTCTTCGCCGGCGTCGACGTCCAGAAAGATCGCCTCGAAGTGGGGATCTGGGGCTTTGGCAGAAATAGACAGCGGTGGCTTATCGAGCACCGTGTCTTGCCGGGCCCGACCAATCGACCGGAAGTCTGGGCTGATCTCGAGGCCATGTTCTCCGAAACATGGAGGCACGAGAGCGGCACAGAAATGTCCGTTCGGGATTGGGGCATCGACTCGGGTGCTTTTGCTTCGGAAGTCGGACCATTCGTTCGATCTCAGCAGGGCGCTGGAAATGTTCACGCTATCGATGGTCGCGATAACTACGACGCAGCGTATGTCGGCGTGGGTGCCCTTGATCTGACGGTAAAGGGAAAAAAGATACGGCGAGGCTTGAAAACGCTCAGGATAGGCGTGTCCTATTGTAAACAGGAACTAGTTTCTCAGCTCGCGCTCGAAAAACCAGTAGATGGGCAATCATATCCTCCTGGCTTTGTGCACTTGCCAAACGATATCACTGAAGATCAGGTCAAGCAACTCACTTCGGAATCTCTCATTACGCGATACGTCCGAGGACGATTTAAACGCGAATGGCAGATCATTGAAGGACGCCGCAATGAAGTCCTCGATTGCGCGAACTATGCTCGCGGCCTCGCCGCAATGCGCACTTGGGACAGGTGGCGCGATTCACGCTTCGATGAAATGGAGCGGATGCTTATGCCGGCCGTCCCCGATGATGATGGTCCGGCGGCTTATGCGATGATCAGAACATCGCGCTCCAGGTTCATGGGATAGGAAATAGATGCCCGCTGATCTGACAATGTTGCAGGCGAGGCTCGACAACCTATTGGCCATGCGTGACAGCGGCGTGCTCGTTTCCCGTCATGGCGAGCAGCAGATCACGTTCCGCTCGATGGATGAACTGATGCGCGCGATCACCGCGTTGAAGTCAGATATCGCGGACCTGCAGGGCACGCCGGGCCGAGTCTTCCGTTATGCCTTCACATCGCGCAAGGGGCTTTGATGCCATCGCTTCGCGACCGCGTGCGCGGTTTGTTCGGCAGCGCGCGTAAAACGTCGTCATTCGGCTTTCATCCCGTCGGCTCCGACGGGCTCGAAGGCGGACGCATGGGCCGGCGCCTGGAAGGCTGGATGCCTTCGCGCGCCAACGCCAACACGCTGGTCTCGCAGTCGGGCAAGACGGTCCTAGCGCGCGCGCGCTATCTGGTGCGCAACAACGCCTATGCGCTGGGAGCGACGGAAGCCTTCACCGCGAATCTGATCGGAACCGGCATCACGCCGAGCTGGAAAGAGGGTGCGCCCGCGAAAGCCGAGCTTTCCGCCCTTCACAAGGAATGGGTGGACGAGGCCGATGCCGAGGGGCTGACCGATCTCTACGGTCTGGAACGCCGCATCGGCCGAGAACTGTTTGTGGCCGGCGAATGTTTCATCCGCCGCCGCCCGCGGCGCCTTTCCGATGGTTTGTCCGTGCCGCTGCAGCTGCAGCTGATGCCATCGGAAATCTGCCCGACGGAATGGATGCTCAAGCTCGAAAACGGCAACTGGATTCGCCAGGGCATCGAGTTCGATCCGATCGGACGGCGCGTCGCCTACCATTTTTGGAAGGTCAACCCGGGCGATATCACCCAGAGCTTTGACTTCGGTAAGCTGCATCGCGTGCCAGCGGAAGAGGTGATCCACGTCCATGACCCGCTCGAAGCCGGTCAGATCAGGGGTCTTCCACGATTGACGGCCGCGATCGTGCCACTCTGGGAGATCGACGGCTATGACGATGCCGAGGTCGCACGCAAGAAAACCGCAGCATTGCTCGGTGTGTTCTTCTCTCGGGCCGATCCCGATGGAGAGTTATTCGATAAATACCGCGAGGACATCGCCAAGGATACGAACGGCGTCGCGGAAGTCTCGCTAGAGCCGGCGATGGCGCATGTCCTTCCTCCGGGTACCAATACCACGGTGCTCGAGCCGGCCGATGTCGGCAACAATTACGAGGCTTTCCAATACCGGATGCTGACGCGCATTTGTGCGGCGCTCGGGCTTCCATATGCCTCGGTGACCGGTGACCTAGTCAAGGCCAATTATTCCAACCAGCGCGCCGCGCTGCTGGAAATGCGCCGGCGCATGGAGGCGCTGCAATACGGCGTCGTGGTGCACCAGGCCTGCCGTACCATCCTGCGCTGGTTCATGGATGCCGTCGATCTGCAGGGCGACATCGCGCTGCCGGGTTATGCGGACAACCCGCGGGCCTATCTGTCGGGCGTGAACTGGATCGCGCCGAAATGGGCGTGGATCGATCCGCTCAAGGATGCCCAGGCCGAGGCCATCGCGGTCGACAACGGCTTCAAGTCGCGCAGCGACGTCATCGAGGCGCAGGGCGACGATCCGATCGAGGTCGACAACCGCATCGCTGCGGACCAGAAGCGCGCCAAGGCATTGGGCATCGTATTGCGAACAGGTACGCCATGGACACCGGATCAGGCGCAGGTGGCGGAAGCCAAGCAAGAGCAAGACTCTGAGCAGGATTCAGAGCAGGTCGATGACCAGCCGCGGCCGCGCAGCAATGGCGACGCGCGCCGCATGAACGGGAGAGCCCATTGAAAGCCGCCTATCCGCACTGCGCCGATCGGCTGTTCGGCCGCGCGCTCGCGATCGAGCCGAACGCGCTCCGCGCCATCGTCGAAGGCCCGATGGGGCGACGGATTCTTTCCGGCGAGCGCCTCGACGACCAGGAGGTGATGCCCGGCGCCAAGGCGACCAGGTCGCAGCGGCTCGCCATGACCAATGCGATCCCGGTCCAGGTCGCGAACGGCTGCGGGGAATACGCGCTGACCGACGAGGGCATCGCCATCGTCTCGATCATGGGCGTGCTGTCGCAGCGTTTTGACTGGCTCGCGGCGCTCTGCGGCTGGGCCACCTATGAGGGCCTCGCGGCGACCTTCGATGCGGCGCTCGCCGATTACCGCGTCCGCGCCATCCTGATGGATGTCGACAGTCCGGGCGGCGAAGCCGCCGGCATGCCCGATGCCGCCGACCTGATCCTGTCCGCGCGCGCGCAGAAGCCGGTCTGGGCGGTCGCCAACACCTTCGCCGCCTCCGCCGCCTATGCGCTCGCGGGCTCCGCCAGCAAGCTCTACGTGCCGCGCCTCGCGCTGGTCGGCTCGATCGGGGCGGTCTGCGTCCATGTCGACCAGTCCGCGCAGGATGCTGCCTATGGCGAGCGATATACCGCGATCTATTCGGGGCAGCGCAAGATCGACGGTTGGGAACACGCGGCCTTGTCGGCAGATGCCAAGGCTTCCTTTCAGTCCGGCGTCGACCATTGCCGCGACCAGTTCGCCGAGCTCGTCGGCCGCCAGGGCCGCATGACCAAGGCGCAGGCCATCGCCACGGAAGCTGCAATCTATCACGACCAGGAAGCTGTAGCGGCCGGCCTCGCCGATCGCGTCGGCTCGTTCGACCAGGCGATGGCCGACCTCACCTCCGAACTGAATGGAAATTCAACCCGCGCCGCGGGAGCGGCCTCAACCCAGAGCCCGAACAAACAGGAGACTGGAATGTCGAAGATTGTCGAGAAAGGCGCAGAGCAAGGCAAGAACGGTACCTCCGCCGCCGCGCTCAACCTGCAGTCGCGCGCCGATACAGCCGAGCCTACGGTTCGCGCTGATGCGACCGATGGCGACGACGAGAACGGCGAGGACACTGATCCGAACGACGAGCAGGAGATGGTGGCGCCCCAGCCCGGCGAGAAATGCTCGCTGTGCGGCCAGATGATGCCGGACGATAGCGCCAGGAGCGAGGCCGGCGGCAACACCGATCCGGATTCGCCGGAGGAAGCGCGCGCGCATGCGCATGCGGCCGCGGCCAATCTCGACATTGGTGCGCGGCTGACCGAGATCGACGCGATCATGGACCTGTGTGCCTCGCAGAACGTTTCACTGGCCGATGCCCGAGGCTTCATCAAGAGCAAGGCCTCGCTCGCCGACGTGCGCAAGAAGATTGCCGCGTCCAAGGCAGATGCGTCCGACAAGCTCGACTTTGATACGCGCCAGCCGGCCAACGCCAATGGCACCGAGGCCCGCGTCACGCAGATGCGTGAGGCACAGGCCAAGGTCAAGGAAGGCATGAAGTCGCGCTTCGCGCGGTAATCCTTTTCAAGAGATCGTTTCCGCTTCCGAGCGGGACCAGCCGGCGCGGCTGCCGCCGGAACGAGAGCGGCCGTCACAACCATCATCAAACGGAGATCATGATGACTCAGTTGCAGAACCGTATCCGCGCCGGCGGCTTCATCCAGTCCGAGGCCAATGGCTATCGCTCGCGTGATCAGGTGACGATCGAGGGCGGCACCGGTGGCGCCGGCCAGGTCTATGCCGGCACCGTGCTCGGCAAGATCACGGCCTCGGGCAAATACGTCCCCTGGGCGCATGGTGCGGGCGATGGCTCGCAGAATGCCGCCGGCATCCTCTGGGATGACGTCGACGCGACCGCCGCCGATGTGCTGGGCGCGATCGTGGATACCGACTGCGAAGTCCGCAAGGCCGACCTGACTTTCGACGCGACGGCAAACGACTCGCAGATCAATACGGCGATCGCCTCGCTCGCCGCGCTCGGCATCAAGGTTCGCTCCTAAAGCGAGATTGCCAATGAATTCCGGCGCGGCTGCCGCCGGCGTCAATAGCTCGCGGCCGCTTCTCCTCAACCTCTAAAACAAGGACTTCACGTCAATGCCAGAAATCTCCATGGACGTCTTCCGGCAGGATGCGTTCTCTGCGCAGAACATGACTGCCGGCATCGATCGCGAAGGCTACGTGCCGACGCTGCTCTCGCAGATCCCCGATTTGTGGGTCCCGCCGCCGCTCGGTCAGCCGACCTCGAAATGGATCTTCGTCGAGGAACGCGATAACCAGCCGGTGCTGATCCAAACCTCGCCGCGCGGCGCCGAACCGTCGTCGGGCCGTACCGATGAAAAGTCCCGCAAGGTGACCCCGTTCATGGTGCCGCGCCTGGCGCGCTCCCGGCGCATCGAGGCCAGCGAGGTCGCCGGCATCCGCGCCTTCGGACAGCTGTCGGTGATGCAATCGCTCGACATGATGCTCGCCCGCAAGCAGTACCTGATCCAGAAGGATATGTCCCTGACCTGGGAAAACATGCGGCTCGGTGCGGTGCAGGGCATCGTCAAGGATGCCGACGGTACGGTCATCTACAACTACGCCACCCAATTCGGCCAGTCGATTCCGGGCGAAGAGACCTGGACGTTGTCGGCTTCGGTCGATGACGGATCGATCCGCACGCACTGTTCGGTGATGAGGCGGGCCATCCTCCGCGCGCTGAAGGGCATGGGAGGCAATGGCGTGAGCATCCATGGTCTCGCGTCTGACACGTTCTGGGATGCGCTGATGGCCTCCCTCGAAGTCCGCCACACCTGGCAGTACGCCATGCAGGCAACCAAGCTGCAGGAGAATGCGGCCTGGCAGTCCTTCAACTATGGCGGCATCACTTTCTGGAACTATCGCGGTACGGACGACAATTCGACCGTCGCGGTTCCGGAGGACAAGTGCAAGTTCTTCCCGGCCGGCGCCGGCATCTTCCAGGAGGTATTCGCGCCCGCCGATGAGCGATTCGAATTCGTCGGCACGCCCGGTCAGGAGGCCTATTCCTGGATCGTGCTCGACGAGAAGCGCAACGAATGGGCGGACGTGGAGATGCGGTCCTATCCGCTCTTCATGTGCACCCAGCCGTCGGCGCTGGGTAGCGCGACGATCTAGCGGCCGCCACGGATAGTCGACGAAGAACATGCAGCGGGCGGGACCGCTTCTCGTCCGCGGCATGCACGGCCTCGGCGACAATCTGCATCAGCGGGCGCTGCTGCGCCACCTGATGCAGCGTCACGAGGAAGTCTACCTCGAATCCTCATGGGTCGCGCCCTACTGGGACCTGATCGGCCAGGGACTGAAGGTCATTCGCAAGCCGACGCCGCTCCGGACCCAGAACAAGAATGCCGAGCGCGAAGCGAAGCTCTTCGCGACCGTAAAGCCGCCCGCCAATATCCCGGCGCGGCAGGTCTGGTACCGGCCGGAAGAGGTGAGGCGGCATCGCTCGGTGCTCGGGGCCATGTGCGCCAGTACGGGATGCGATGTCGTATCCGCCGATTTCCGCTTGCCACTGCCGAAGACGTGGCTCGATCATGCCGATCGGCTGATCGCGTCATGGAAGCCGGGCAAGCCGATCCTGATCTATCGGCCACTGGTCGAGCGCACCGAATGGAGCGGCTGCGCGGCGCGCAATCCGGACCATGCCGGCTACGCGGCGTTGTTCAATGCGCTGCGCGAGCGCTTCTTCGTGGTCTCGCTCGCCGACCTCGATGACGGCAAGGAATGGATGGTCGGCGAAAAGGTTTCGCACGATGTCTGCTTTCACCGTGGCGAGCTGGACTTCGAGATCATGGCGGCGCTTTTCGCCCGCGCAGCATTGGTATTCTACTCGCCGGGCTTTGCGGTGATCCTGGC